ATTATATTAGCGTCAGTTTCTTCCGAAAGTTCAACCCAAGAGTTGTCGGGATAACCATAATCGGATCCCCAGTTAGTTAACAAGGCTATTGTATCTACAGAACCTTGCTTATAAAAGCGTTGTTCTGACTTGTAAAACTTATAAGATTCTCTATAGTTATTCATCACGTCGCGACACACTAAAGCTCCCAATCTACCTACAGGCGTTGATACGACTGGTGCTAAGGTTTCTGCAGATTCCGCCCACAATGCATCCGAACCCCAGTGATTATGTTTTTGAGAATTGCCAGCCAAGCCAGAAGGACCAACTATAGCAGCTGAATTATAAAACTTACCCTCTTTTAATTCTACATAACCAAAAACAACATGACAATTAAATTTTTTAGCGAGTGGAATAAAAGCCTCGGTTTGATAACCATCTCGTTCTTGACAAACTGAGGCTGCTTCTTCTTTTGAACGTAACACGTAACCGCTTAAACAAAGTTCGGGCAGTACCACAATTTTGGCACCTTTACCCGCTGCTTCAAAAACGAGTTGTTTAGCTACTGCTAAATTTTTATGAACGTCCAGCAGCTCAGGTTTAAATTGAACTGCTGCAACTACGCAACTCGCTTGCGACATATCAGAATCCTCTTTCCTTTAGTTTTTTGCTTAAATAAACTCGGAAAGTTTCTAAGTCTTCTATCATCTCTGGGTGTTGGCGCATTAACTCGGCATCTTGTGGCGTAATAACAGGCTTTGTAGTCACACCACGATGCTTATAAGGAGATGCTAATTCGTCAATATATTCTTTCATGATTTCGAGAGTCGCCACTTGAACATCATCGAAGTTTTCATAACGAGTCTTGAATTTATCAAGAACTCGATTCATAAACTGCAATGAGCCATTTGGATTTTTAAATCCAAGTTCTACTGCCATTTTTTTCAATTTTACTTCGCCCTTTTGGTTACGACGCGTACGACCCGCTTGAGGATCAGATGAGTCAACCGCCTCTAGATCTTCATCTTTCATTTTTGTTAAAGTCTTTTTAAGACCCTTAACTTCAGGCGTTTTTGGACCAACTGCGATACCACGAGCTTCAGGATCAAGCTTTTTTACGGCAGCACCGGTAGCTAACTTAGGAGCAGGACCAGATCCCTTCCAAACCATTTCACCAGTTGCTGGGTCTTTTTGAAAGTATTCTTTTAGGGAACGCTTTGGCAATTCGATATTATTCAAGATGTTTCTAATCGCTAAACGAATCGTTTCCTCTATTTTTGCATTACTTTTATCCATCTGATCTTTTCCTTTGTCTTCTTCTTGCGATTGCATGGCATGCTTTAATGAGTCATAAACGTCTGGTACCTTATCGTCGGATAAATCATCAATCATCGCCATTAAAGTAACTTGTAATTCTTGTTTGTTGTTGGGCTTATAATCCGAATTGCTCGGATCTGTCAATGAGGCAGATGGATCTACGACTGGATTAATCTTAACCATATCTGGTCCTAACGCCTTGTTTTCTAGCAATGTTTTTACCATTGCTCGAAGTTGTGATTCTTTTAAGCGATTATTCATTTTTCACCTGAAAATTTTGCATCCGTCCAACGACGACCAAAGTATAGAGTAAGTAGAGGAATAAAATAAGTAGAAGTCGCACCGACATCAAACGGCCTTAACTTAAGGGGGCCCACTTCTTCAAACATTGAAACGACATACGCAGCCGTAGTAACTAAAAAAGAAACTGTTAAAAAAGTAACTGATAAAGAAGCTTGACCTTTACTGTTTTTAATCCAAAACCACGATGGTTTCGGTCTCTCGACGTTACTGTTTTCTTCAGCCATAATATCCTCGCATTCCTAAATATTAAAGATCTAGAATTATTGCGAAGCTTTTGAAATTGCAAAAGCAGTTAATATCGTTAGCGCGATGCCACTCGCGGCACCAAGACCTACCCATGCGCCAGGATGCCATCTCGAATTTTTTTCGTCGTTAAGTCTTTTTACTTCAATATCAAAACTTTTAATCATCGCATCTTTGCTTTTGATATTTGCTTCCATGATTTTTTTATCAGCGGTATATTCTGTAGCTTTATCGCTTAGTTGTTTATCGCAATCTGCTTTCGATTGCGCAATAGCATTCATAACTTCGATATGAATTCTTTCTTCAAACATTTCGTACTCAACAATAATATTCGCGACGGCGGAAGGTGACAATAGTACACCTGTAAATGGAGCGCGTTGTCTTTTCTTCATCGGAGACAACGCCAATCCTGGATCTTTTTCACCAGGAATCAATGCTGGTGGAGGGATATTAATAGCTTTTGGATCTGGGTCTGGTGACGGCACGCTTTGTGCCAAAACAACTTGTGGCGCTAAAAAAGACAAAAGAACGATTGAAGAAATTAATTTATTAATTTTCATGTTCATTCCTCAGGCATGACTATTTTGAAACCGGTAACCTCAGCAAGTTTTTCAGCCAACTTATCAGGCTTACCACCAGTCGTTGAGATGACCTGTTTGACTGCGGATTGCTTTTTTTCTTCAAAAGCGATCTTTGCCGTCTCGTATTCCTTCTCGATAGCCGCCATTCTTTCTTTATATTTTCTCTCATTCGCTTCATAACCTTTTCGCTCCTCTTCTCTAACTTTTTTAATTTCATCGAGTTCTTTTTGGTGAGATTCTTGCAGCGAGCGCACGATGTTTTCATAAGCGTCGACCTTCTTTCTATATGACGCGAAACCAAGAACGACGAACAAACCGATAGCTAGATAAGCCCAGTTGTTCTTTAAAAAATCTTTAAATTTGTCTATCATAAAACCTCAATTTGATTTTGGTGGATTTTGTTTAGACTTTGCATTGATACCCACTGAATCTAACGGGTCTTTAGCAGCATTGCGATTAGCTTGTGCTAATTTTAAAATTAATTCTTCGTGAGTGTTAAGCCTGTCGTTAAGCACCAATATCAATTCGGTAATTCTTTTTGATTCTTGCGCTATTAGAGTAACGCTCGAAATTAATTTATGAATATGCGAAGAAGAAACTATCGCATCTTCAATAAAATTTTCGATCATCGTTTTAAAAGAATTCTTTTGACTCATTGATCATTAGTCCCATTTATCATATTATACAATACGTCGGCTTCAAAATCGCTGACAGATTCTTTCTTTTTTCTGCGACGGGGACCTTCCGACAAAGTCGATCTTAGCTTTTTATCAATGATTGACTCAAAAATGGAGTGCGCCTTCGGCATTTCCGACACAACCATTTTTGCAAATTCATCAAACAACTCTTGCATCGACATGTTGTATTTAAACAATTTCGATCTCAGAGCTATATGAGTATCTTTATCTAATTTAATGTGTACGCTTTTTTTATCGATGAATATATCTGATCTCATTATGCACCTGGCGACATGCCGGCGCGATCTGCATCAGGAGATGGAAATTCCTCGTCTTCTACTTCTGACTTAGACTTTCCTATTTCAACACCGTAAATATCCATCAAATTTTCCTTGAATGCATCGACGACAGCAGGTTCATATCCCTTCACAAGGAAATTAATCGCTCGACGCAAAATTGTATTACGAACTTCTAACAATGCATCGTAATTGTCGACCAAGCGCATTACGCTATCTAAAAAGTTTTCTACATCGATGTCTTCGCCAGTTAATTTCTTTGGTTCTTCTTTTTTCTCATCTTCTTCTGCTTCTAAAAGAAAACGACGAGTCATCATGCGAAAATCTTTTCCTTCCAATTTCGCATCTTTTGATTCGCTTTCATAATCGGCAAAATATCTATCGATTTGAGCATCGAGAGAATCTTCCCCTTCTTCCTTCTTATCTTTCTCGCCAACCTCGAGAAGATTCTTTTGAATCTCCTCTACGATGAGACGACGAAGCTGGTCGACGGTTAAGCGAGACATCACTTCACCACCTGAGCGATGCCTTCGGCTTTTTTAACTCTTTCTTCAATAACGTTCCAGTTAAACTCTCTCATTTGGGCGATAAGGTATGACTTCTTATCAGCGAGATAATCGCGGTAATATGCATGCTCCCACATATCGACTACAATCACTGGATAGATTCCTACTGGCACGTGTCCGCTGTGCTCGTCGATCATGACGTTAACATACTTACGAAGAAACATATGATAACCTGTTACAGCCCAACCCGTCTTCGAAGCAAGTGCGCAAGCCATAAAATCTCTTTGCCAATCTTCAAAAGTACCGAAGTCTCTTTCGAGTCTCATGTACGCCATCGAGTCCATCACGATTTCTGAATGCGGATCAAAACAATTGGCGAAATATAATTCGTGCAACCAAAGGGCGTTTAGATTAAACGTCTCATCAATTTTTAAAGATCTATATTGGGAATGTCGAGAATTTACGTCTGTTCTCTCTGCAGTATCTAGTTCAGCTGACACCTTATTGAACGACTCTACATATCCCTTATAGAGTTCTTCATGCGCAGTTTTGGTTTTTTGAGAAACGAGTTCTGAAACCTGCTTAAACGGTTTTGGTTCATGAACGAATGCTTCGTCAAGCTTAGGAAGCGAAACAACAGTATCGCCAACGGCTTGCTTAACAAAGCCCTTTAACATTTCATCTAGTTGGTCTTTATCAATCAAGCTCATATTCGTCCTCCAAAGTTTCCTTGTCTAGTAAAAAATCTTCACCCTCAGGTGTCTTAAGTATAATGTCACGGGGGCCAACTGAAACGACGGTGTATAGAATCTGACTCTTCTTGTGTCTTATTTTTAGATCTTTAGAAATAACTTCTTTGTTTTCTCCATCGACCTTTGACTTAAAAGTTAAATCAACATCTTCAGAAAGTTTGGCAACTTTTGCTTGCCACTCCTCCCTCATGATTCTAATAATGTCTTCTTCTTGTAAATTCTTCATGGGATCTTGTTCTTAATTATAACATCACGCAGATTAAAAACCTTAATTCCAGCCGAAGTCAAAATTTCCAATCCTGAAGTATCTCTATACTGAATATCGTAAAACACCTTATCAATTTCTGCATTTACAATTAATTTTGCACAATTTCTGCACGGAGAATGCGTCAAATACATATGTTTCTTTTTGTGAAAATTAAAATCACATTTTACTAGCGCGTTAACTTCTGCATGAATAAATCCGCTAAATCCAGGTTGTTCCGATTCCCTTTCATGCGGACCACCCTTATAGTTTCCGTTATAGCCCATAGACAACATTTGTGAATTATCTTCTGACACTACAACGGCACCGACTTTAAGCGTTTCATCATATGAACGTTGCGCAACAAGTTTTGCAATGCCAATCCAGATTTCTGGCCAGGTTGGTCTTGACAGTTCCATACTATTCCTCTGGGTTTGCGATGGATGGATGACATTTGGAACAACGCGGCTCGTAAAGCTCGCCACCGCCTATTTCAATTTCATCACCACCAGTTTGTTTCTTGTACGTATAAAAGGCGTCTTTGTTACAAACGACACAAACTGCGCTTAACTTTTCTATCTTCGTCGCCCAAGGTAGCATCTTTTCTACTTCGTCGAATGGTTTACCTGTAGCAGATAAGTCGAGACTAGATACAACAACAGTATATCCACTTCTATACAGCCAGATTAGTACCTCGGCGACTCCGGGAATCATAAACGCTTCATCAACTGCGATAACTTGAGGATTCTCTTCGAGCGAAGTTAGGTATTCAAGAATATCGCTTCCATATTCAACACAAACTGCTGGAATCTTCCAACCACCGTGTGTCGAAATGTTATCGACGCTATAGCGTGCGTCTAACATCGGTTTAAATGTAGCGATACGCTTACCTTGATATTTGTAACGATCGAGTGTTGACAATAGAGATGTCGTCTTTGCAGAAAACATCGGACCAGTATAAACAACAAAAGATGGATTCATGTCGTTCGCTCTTTTACAAAATATTCGTAACCTTTAAACATTGTTGATTGAAGCAATCGATTAGATTCATCTAAGCTATCTAACTTTAACAATCGGTGTGATACTAAAATTTTACACCAATCAACCCAATATGAATCGCTCAAAGTAATTCGATCAAGACACCTTAGAACCGCAGTAGGAGTCATGCATTTACGTACTTCTAATTCCAACTCGCACAGCGCCTCTAGTGGAGGCATGGTCGGCATCTGCGGCATCTCAACAACGTCTTGATAATCCCTACGCGTATCTTCATCAAGTATTTTTTCGACCATTTTAAAGTGTCTCTCATAAACATGAAGAGAAGCGCTAAGGTGTGTATAAGACCCTAACCCAATTGGTCGACCAAGCTCTTGCGTTAATTGTAGGGCAAGTAATTCTTGAAAAATTGTGAAAGCGGGAACATCATAGGTTAAACCAAGAATAACGTCCGAAGATCGCATGGACGCGACCATGTGTACTTTATCATTACGCAAGAAAAATTGCAATGATAACGTGCAAGGTACATCTAGACTGGCCAATATCGAATCTTGTGGGGAACGAATATGAATAACAGCTCGACGCGAATCAGGATCAGACTTTAATTCATTAACGATATATTCCCACTGCGTCCATGCTGCGTCGATACTAGACGCTATTCTTGCATGAGGTTTAAAAATTCTAGCGCCATAGGCACTATTAGCTGTTTTACCATCGTCAGAAATTTTAGACCAAAACGCAGAGTAGTTTGAAATCCAGCTGGTAGAATCGTTACCACTAAGATACCAAAGTAATTCTGCAACAAGATAGTGAATTGATAATTCTCTACCTTTGATGTATGGAATTCTATTTCGCGGATTTAGAATTTTAAATTGATATCCAAGAATTTCCTTGACTTTCATCCCACGAGGGGAAGATACGAATTCAGGATCCGAATATACGTCGCGAAGAATGTCAACATAGGCTTCGGTAAAATTTTGATATACTTTCATTTTGACAATCTCAATGAATTAATCAACTGCCAGTTTTCATCATACCACTTCATGGTTCTCTCGAGACCTTCCCAAAAACGAACTAAAGGCACATAACCCAATAATTCATTCGTTCTGGAAACATCTGCCTGAGTGTGCATAACGTCGCCGGGCCGCCATGGTGCATCATGGTATTTCGCTTCTGGATATTTGGATAACAAGAACTCAAGAATAGCTTTGTTCGTCGTTCTGTCTCCACAAGCTACGTTAAGTGGTTCGCCCTTTAACAAACCATCAGCTTCACCGCTTCTAATGCAGGCATCGACTATGTTATCAACATAACACATGTCGCGCGATTGCGAACCATCACCATCAGACCTCATCGATCTATTCGCATGAATAGCTGTTAACCACGCTGACACAGCTGTCGCATAAGGAGAATCGCCTAATTGATTTGGGCCAAACACATTAAAGAAACGTAAGCAAACCGAATCCAATCCGTATAATTGATAATAGAGCTTTAAATAATCCTCTATTATGGATTTCTGTAAAGCATATGGTGACTTTGGATTTTTCGGCGTTGAGGTAGGCGTTGGTAACTCGTCAGCGCCACCATAAACAGACGAAGAAGATGCAAAAACGAACCTCTTTACATTGTCACGGCATGCATCCATTAATTTTAAAGTCGCGTTAACGTTTGTTTCGTGAGTCTCTAAGGGATACTCGACCGAATAACTTACGCGAGGAATAGCCGCGAGATGAATTACAACATCATAAGTTTTTGAACGAATTTTATTCAAGATTTTATCAGAGGCAAAATCATCTACATGTAAAGTACAGCCTTTAGGTACAAACTCCATGTGACCATTAGACATGTTGTCTACAATGTCAACCTTCACGCCGCGCGAAACTAATTCTTTCGTAAGGTTACTGCCAATAAATCCAGCACCACCAGTTACTAATGCATGTTCTATCTTCATATTGTTTGCCTTTCGTAATCATATCTTACTTTTTCCAAAAAGAGTATATGTTTTTTTCGATTTCGTAAGTCATATTCTTAGATTGTTTTTTGGGTTGTTGCATCGCCCAAACGAACATATCTTTTATAGTTTCTCGCAGATCTGTTTCGTCTTTAAAGTCTAATAATTTATTAGCTTTTGAGTGATCGCAATATGCTGCATGCACTTCGTTACGCTTTTCCAAGTATATTTTTTTCGCGCTAATTCCGAATTCTTTCGCAACATCGATGACAAGATCAGCTGCTTCGTTAATTGTATAATACTTGTCAGCGCCTATATTAAAAATTTCTCCGTTATATTCGGTCGACAATTTTTCGAATGGTTCCATATAAAACTTGATATCCGAAAAAGCACGAATTTGTGTACCATCGCCATACAAAGTCAAAGGTTCATTCGCCAAAGCTTGACGAATCCAAATACCAATGACGTTCCTATATCGATCCCAAATATTTTGATAGATGCCGACAACGTTGTGAGGACGAACTATGCTATATTGAAGATCAAACATTTCATGCGCAAGTTTTAGATCCATCTCGACTGCATATTTAGCGATTCCATAGGGGTCTTCTGGCGTCGGTAATTGATCTTCTGTGAATGGTGGATTACCGACCCCATATACCGCCATTGACGACGTATAAATTATTTTTTTAACGTTGCTATTAATACTAGCGTTAATAACGTTCGCGGAGGCAATTACATTGTTTGTGTAATTATAATTTCGGACGAATGGGCTTAAACCTTCTGCAGCGTACGCAGCAAAATGATAAACGCAATCTGGTTTTTCATTTCTAAAAATTTTTTCACAAGCTTCTCTATTAATCAAATCAACTTTATAAAAAACGACTTGACTTGGTACGAATTCTTTGTATCCACCGCTCAAATCATCGATACCAACTACTTTGTGCCCTTTGCTTAAAAGATGTCTTGCGAAATTTGCTCCCAATAAACCTGCTATTCCTGTAACCAAACATTTCATTAGTTATCTCCTAGACATTATCTCCACACATAGCGTCGAATAATCCTATGAATTCATTCCAGCTAGAAATACCTTGTGCAGTAGAACAATATACTGACATTTGAAGATTTTTGTAATCAGAATAGACAGGTTTAATAAAAAATTCAAAAATCGTCAAGATATCAACAAGCAATTCATTTTTTATATCTGACGCCCTAAACACCAACTTAGGACCTGAATTCAAATAGTGAATAAGGTTTAAACAAGTAACATCTAACGCAGAAGAAGTTTCACTAACAAAATAATCATCAAATCCGTTGACAAATCTTACCATGCAGCGTCTTGTAGTTGGCTTCGTAGCGAGATGCGTTTTAATATCGCTCAATAACTCAAGATATTTTTTACGATTTTCTCTTTCACACGCGACAGTATAAATCGTTGAATTTAAAGTTTGCAATTCCAACAAAGAACGCAAACTTGGTCGATCATCAACGAAGCTTAAAAAATTTTGGGGATCAGTATTTTGATTCAAAAAAGCATTACGCTTTATTTCGTAATAGTTAGCAAGACCTGTATCAATCTTTCTCAATTCATCGATAGCGCTATCACCGACTGGAATGTTTGCTAGTTCCAACCTAATCAAATAATCGTCGTTTTCAAATTCGGGATTTTTAATTACACGCATATTTCAACCATCAAAATCGCAAAGATAAAGAAGCGGAAGCTTATGACCCAATTCTTTCGCCTTATCGAATTCAAATTTAAAACTATCCATGACGCTATCTAAAGAATATACGATTGGACGTCCATGCGCATTAAAGCTAGTGTTGATTAAAGCTTTCGATTGTGGATAAATGTCAGTTAAAACTGACGTCATAAACGTATCGTTATCGTCGATTAATTGAGGACGTCCTGACCACACATCTACGCCTGGATACTTGTGAGCAACGCCTCCATAATTTTGTAAATCAGGAGAAGTATAATCGTAAGTAAGAATCATAAATCGATCGGAGCCAATTACTCTATCGCTATTGTTGGTATTAAAAAACAGATCGACAACAGCGTTGAGCATAACAGGCGCCATTGGCATCACAGTGTCTCTTTCATTGATGTCGTTAATAATTTCGACGTTGGAAGTTGTCGGAATCGCTAAGGTAGTTGTACTGCACAAAGCTCTGGGACCATACTCCATTCGAGACTTTACAACATTCACTAATTCATTTGACTGTAATGCCTTTACGGTATCAGAGACTGCCTCGTTTCTTTGTGTAGAAGAATAATATTTAATATGACTTCCATATGTAGCAAAATCTTCGGCAGAAATTTGGTCACGCCAGTTACTAAACGCAGGACGAATGCCCCACTTCAAATCGCCCCACTTAAATCCACCGACATGAGCCTCGTACATACCTACGCCACAACCCTGGTCGCCAGCAAGAGGAACGACAGAAAATAATCCTGGAATTTTATTTAAGGCTCTATTGTTTAACTTAACGTTATAAAAGATACCGCCTGCTAATGCCAGATGTTTCATCGAATGACGTTCAATCATCTTTAACACGACGCCTTCGATAAGCTCTTGAATATAATGACCAATGATAATTCTCAAATCTCGGCCCGATGTATTTGGGGCAACAGATTCGATAACGCTATCGAAATGTTGTTTCCATTGTTTTTTGGTATTTGCTAGCGCGTGGAAATTAACCAAATTAGACTCGTCCTTCCAGTTCATTTCTCTACCATCAGGTGACGTCACCATATTATCAAACATAGAGTCTGCTTTAGTTCTAGCTAGCTCTCTTAGAAGTTGTATAGAATCCCAAGACAGAACATTAGTAACGTGGGTTTCATATCCCAAGAACTTATATTCATCTTGATTTTCTTTCATACCACAATACGAAGTTGCGTATTGATACATAAGACCTAGCGAATATCCATAACCGTGATATCTTTCGAGAAGTTTTAACTTCGAAGACTTATTACTAGCATCGAATTCATAAACACTAAAAACTTCTTGGAATGTACCGTAGCCATCTGCCGCGATAACATGAAATTTATCTTTTGAAGCAACAAATTTGTCAAAAGAATTTGACCATTTATCTCTCAAAAAGGAAACGGCCGACCATGCGTGAGCATCGTGATGAGTAAAACCCTCGCTCAAAACGACTTTCTTTAAAGAATATTTTTTGACGAGATTGTCAAAGTGCAGTTTGTCAAAATACTTGTTTGATGAAGAATCAAAATCTAGCTTGTCAAACCAGTGAGAAACGAAAACAAAACTCCCCTCCGCGATTGTCACATTCTTTTCAATTTCATCAATAGACATCCGAGGATATGCGCTCGACGACTTGACACGATTAAGTCTCTCTTCTTCGTATCCAGTTGCCTTTTCGCCATCAAAATAGACTGCAGAAGCGTTGTGTCCTAGAGTTAGCATTAGAGCTGTTGTCGTTTTCATGTTGTCTCCTTCAATTGCAAATCAGAAACTTTGATAGCGTCGGCATCGACCAACGTACCATATGGTTTGCCCATAATGAGTTTATCATATCTTACACCCCACTCGTCTAATTGTTTTTTTGTTAGCTCATAAAGATTTTGATAAACCATCGCCACGTCGTTATTGAAACGTTTCATGCCGCGAGCTGTGTGAAGTACGATTTCATCACCACGATCATACAACTTATTAAGAGCATCGATGGCTACTGGAAAAGGTTCACACAAGTGATAGTTGCCACCTGTTTCGGTGCAAATCGTGCCATCAATATCCCACACCCAAGATTTTTTGCCTGCGGGCAATACATTCATATGACGAGCGATTGAATGCCTTCCACCCGTTGGACCTTTAACGATAGCAATTTCGTTAAAATCTTGCATCGCAAGTTTAATATAGTCCTTACGCGAGGACTTCGTAATACAAAAACTACCGCTAATTCGACAGTTGACCTCTAAGAGTTTTGGATTTCCGCTTGAATCAAACTTAAATTGTGCGAACCAAAAATATGGCAACTTCAACTTCGCAGCGATCGTTTTAATGTGAGTACCAATTAGTTCCCAATACTCAGGTGCGGAACGCCCATAAGAAGTTATTCCATCTCTAATTCTGGTACGAAGCCTAACATTCCAGTCTACAATCTCACCAGTAGGTGTTGATACACAATCAACTGTAAATTCCTCGCCTGGTAAAAATTCGGTCACAACATCCATCGACGTAATTGTTTGCCAATCATCGATCGTGTTTTTTATTCGACGTGCTCCTTCGGCCGACGAACTATAACAAGGCTTAGCAAAAAGCTCGATATCGGCTGGTGCTTCAAAATGATTCTTTAAAACTTTTGGAGAAATATCCGGTAATAGTTCATATAGTTTATTTTTGAATAAACAAGGCGCCAGATTCTCGCGACCAGGTATCATTAACTTATCAATGCACTCCAACGATTCCCAATTATCGTATAAAAATTTTAGCATCTTACAATTCGTAACGAATACTTTGTCGATGCCATTATCTTTGATAAAAATCTCCAACCACGACAAAAAGTCAGTAGCAGACTTCCATGGATTGGGACATTCGAAGATATATTTTTTGTTTAGATAAGCTTGACCAGCATTAATGGTGTCATAATGACAACCATACACTTCATGTGTATTGAGTTCAGAAATACTACGAACCATCTCGATGGAACTTTCGTTCCCGTAAGTCAACAACAAAATTTTCATCGTCGAACCTCGCACTGCTTTGCGATGAATTCTACAGCTTCATCGGTTGGATTTATCAAAAACTTATCGATCTTCAAAGCTGGAAAAATTTGTCGATAAGCTTCTTTAACTTTCTCGTTCTGTTCTTTCGTGACTGTCTCTTCTCTTTCGATCCATGGTCGATTGAGCTCCAGCAAAATCAACAAATAATCTAATTCCCTAAATCTATCTTCGATACCTTGCAAAATTTCTGGTGTGATATTGTTTCGATTAAAAACCTTGCCATACGCCAACTCTGAAACATACGATCGATCGTAGATAAACGGTCCAGGACGTCTATCGATATCATAGAAATATCCGGTCAGGTAATCGAACTTGCCCTCGACGAATCCATAGCCTTTATGCATATGAATTACTTCGATACCTAAACGCTTACTCAACTTCTCACAAAAAGTTGATTTACCTTGCTGCTCAGCGCCCTCAACGATAATACCACCAGTTTTGATTTTCATTAGCTCTCCAAAATCTTAATCTTACTTACGAAAGTTTTGCATCCGAAACTATCAACTGTAACTTCAGAAATACAAACCGAATAAACGGGAATTTCTGTCTCGCCGTTCCACCCCCAGCAGAACAAACGTTTAATTTGTCCCGTAGGTCCCGAAGTTTCCAAGAGAAGATATGGTTTACCATTCTTCGTTTTCTTTTCCTTCACGCCCATCACCACGAACCAGTAGATGTCGCTGGCTTCGAGTTCGTCGATCGGCTTGATACTCTTCTCTTCAAATTTATTCAACAAATAATCCGGGACGAGTGTCGATGGATTAAAGGAACTAAGATACTTGATGCTATTGTCGACAATTTCTCGTCGCGACCAATCATCGATATCTTGCGTTTCAATCAATAGATTGCGGAACGTCTCCATTCCCGCGGTTGGATTCTTCTTTGTCCACTTTTTGATTTCGTTATTTCGATTAACAAGAATCTCATGCATTTGTTTGTAGTTGTTGAAAGTTTTGTCGGGTCCAACGCAGTCCAAAGAATCAAACGCCTTAATCGCAATGAGCGCTTCAAGGGCTCGTTTGTTAAACTTCGAATGTCGCCATTGTCCCGTTGGATACCACAACATTTCTTCGATAGAATTATACGGACGGTTTTCGATGACTTCTTCGATCGCCGCTGAACCTACGCCCTTACACGAAAGGAAACTAGGCATAAATCGCTTTCCATCAAGAATCGTCCAACTATCTGTTGCATAATTAATGTCGATAGGAACGATCTTGTAACCTAGAGCCTTTACCTCGGAGAATGCTTTTGAACGCTTATCATCGCTACCTGACATGGATTCAAGATAAGCGCAAAGCCATTCTTCCTCGAAGTAAGTAAGAAGCCACGCACAATAGTACGAATCGATAGCATAAGAAACTGCATGAGAGGCGTTAAAACCATAACCAGCGAAATAAAGGATCTTCTCGAAAAGTTCATCTGCCACCTTCTCGGGAACTCCATTCCTAACAGAACCAGCGACGAACTCGTCCTTTGTTTTCTTCGCTTCGTCGAAGTTTGCATCTCGCTTCGCGGCTGTTCTCTTCAAAAGATTTCGACGAATCGTATCCGTCTCAGCCTCCGGAAAGCCCGCTACGACTGAGCACAATTTCATGATTGACTCCTGAAAAACGATACAGCCATAAGTCGGCTCAAGAACCTTTTTAATTAGTGGGTGTTGATAGTCAATCTTTTCAGGATTGTTCTTCGCCTCGAGGTATAGCTTGTCGACATTCGCCGCAAGAGGCCCAGGACGATAAATCGACGTTAGCGTAGCAATATCGATAATGCTTCTCGGTTTTGCCTTCATGAAAAGGCGTTGAGCGCCAGCGTTTGCTAACTGAAACACACCGGCGAATCGACCTTCGTGATAAACGTATTCATAAACCTTTTGATCATTAAGGTCAATATTTTTCGGATCCATGTGCCTATCGAACCACTCTCGAATTTGTGAGAAAGTAGGATTAGCAATTCCTTCACGACGTTGGAGGATTAGATGAATCGTGCGCTCGATAATACGCAAAGTTTCAAGACCGAGTAGGTCGAACTTAATCCATCCTAGTTCTTCCAGATGTTTGTAGGTCATACCTTCGACCCAGGGAGTTTGTGGTTCGCCGCGCGCAAGAATCAGAGGCATTCTTTCCGCGATATTCTCGGAGATGATTACACCTCCCGCGTGGCGACCCAACGAACGATTCTGTTTAAAGAGAATTTTAATCGGTCCGGCGACTTCGGGATGAGCCGCGATAAAATCCTGTAGAGACTTTGAGTACTTAATCGCATCCTCATAAGTCAAAACGAAAAGATTTTTATCCGTTCCAGGTTTGAACAATTCTCGCTTGACGTCGTCTTCAATCGGCGCCATCGCGGCGTTAACCTCTTCGAAGGGAATACCGTAAAAGCGAGAAATATCCTTGATCAAGCTCTTTAGTTTGAAAGTGTTATAGTTCGAAATCGGAATAACATTTTGACCGCCGAACTTTTCGCGGAGAAGCTCGAGAAGCTTATCTCGATCCGAAATATCTGAATCGATATCAGGATAACCTTGACGAGCTGGATTCATGAATCGTTCGAACGGTAGATCGTACTCAATAGGATCGAGATTCGTAATTCCAAGAACGTACGCAACGAGGGCACCGGCGGCAGATCCGCGACCTGGGCCGAGAAGCATATTTTCTCTTGCAATATCAAGGATCGCCTTCATGGTAAGGAAGTAGTTCGAAAACTTCTTGTCACGAATGATTTTTAGTTCATATTTGAGTCTTTCGATGTATTCAGGCTTACCATCGAGGCCTCGCCAAACCAAACCTTGTTTACACGCTTCGACCAACGCCTTGTCTTCGGTTAATCCCTCTGGAATAACATAAGAAGGTAGTTTCATCGATCGATCGGGTTGGATATCTCCAATCTCGTTGTGCACGATATCATGTGTGCGTTCGATCGCATCACAAACGATCGTATCGTCGTAAAAAGACATGCCGGACGTCGTCTTACGGTACGTGTCCCAAATTTGATCAGCGTTCTTAGGATATAGCTCGCACTTCAATTCTTCAGGGGATTTAGGAAGAGAATTTGGATCAAAGCTTTGGTAATTCAACCAACCCAACTTCTTATAGATTTCTCGCTCTTTCCAGTGCTCTGGTCTTGAATAGTGAGAATCGCAAGTAACTACGAGTTTATCGGTCAACGAATTACGCTTAGCAAATTCGATAATGGCGCGATTCGCCAGATGCTGCGCTTCGAGTTTGTTAAACTGAATCTCGAGACAAACGTTTTCTTTACCGACAGCGTTCGTTAGTTTGTCGTAAGTATTCCCCATAGAATTGAGGATCTTTTCGAAGAGGACAGCGTCGTCTAGCAAGTTGTATTTGAGATCGTCAAAAGAAACTTTTTGTAACTGTTCAAAAATATCATAACACAACGGACCGCCAAGACACGCAGTGCTGACCATGAGATGTCCGCCACTCGCTGCCTCTTTTAGCATCGAATAATCGATTCGAGGAAACCTATAGAAGCCCTCCAGATAGCCTTTAGAAACTAAGTGAAATAACCTTTGTAGACCAATGGACGTTTTTGGAAGCACAACCAAGTGGTGTCTGCGCTTCACTGGATCGTTGTATTTGCCCGACTTCGTCTCCTCCTCGTTTTCGATGGTCAAAGTAGACTCTTCGGTAGTTACATCGATAGTCTCGTCGTTGCTATCTACTACTGCCGTAATTGGTGTTATGATAGATTCGTCTTTTGCAGGTTTCTCTTTCGATTTTTCAAGATCCTTCTTCCATTGCTGTAAATCAGGATGCACGTACATTTCGCAACCAGGCACGAACTTAAACTTCTTACCTGATTTACGCAATTTTTCAGCATGAAGATATGCGTGACCAAATCCATTCATGTGGCCATGGTCGGTTAGTGACCATGCGTCCATTCCATTTTCGATGACGTAGTTTATATGTTCTTGTGGCAAATCCATTCCATCAAAGGTCGTTACGAGAATCCGCTGTGCGAGTGCAGACCGATAAACCGGTGGGGCACGCGCACGGGATTCTTTTTTTCTCCTGTGTTCATGATTGATTCCTTCATTTGCCTTCCCAATTTGGGATTAGATGTTTATATCTTACTGCCAGATCTCTATACTTTGCACCATCAATTAATCGTATTTGAACTTCAGGATATTCAAGTTTCATTAATGAAAGTTTTACTTCGCATTCTTCCATCATTCTGCCTTTGACTTCGTAGTAAATCCCTTCACACAGGAAATCAGGAGTGTAGGTTTTACCATTGCTGAACAAAAACGATCTAGGTTCGTACTCCCAAGATTTGTTTTGAAAATTCAAAATACGTGCAAAGTTGGCTTCCCAACAGCTTCTGAAATAAAACCCCAAGTCGCTTCTATGACCACCTCGAGCAGAAGTATAACAAATCTCTCTTTTATTTCTAATTCTTTCGGAGGCTGAAATACTCATTCTTCTTCTAGTTTCTTCGGTTGTTTCTCTACCTTTATGCAAATCAGAAACAAACTTCCTTCCTTGTTCTGTTTTTGTCCAATGTTCTTCACCATACTTTTCAAGCATGGTACTTTTTATTTTTTGTTGCAGTTCCCCAGATGACCACAATTTTTTCATGTGTGCCGAGGACTTTTTACGATTTTCTTCGCTGTTGGGATCCCAACCATTCTCGTATTTTTTTAACAACGTCTGGGACAATTTTTCATTCTGCTCAGGTGTTCTAACGTAGCTTCCGGATCGCATTCTAGTTTGTACCATCGAAGTTTGAATGCAAACAAAACATCTCGTCACCGTTTTTGTTTTAGACGTGTCCTGAAAAATATTTTCGCAATCAGAACAGCTCTTTTCGATCGCAGGATGCTTTGTATTTCTTGTTTTAGCTTTAAGTTTATACGAGCAATCTTTAGAACAAGTTTTTTTAATTGGTTTGGAACGCTTAGTTTCTTCATATTGAAAATCAATATCGCATATCTCACACTTGGCAAAGACCAACATATCTCACCTCATGAGAATAAATATGCGTTGGTTTTCACAAACACACTAGTTTTTCAATATTAAGATGAACTAATAGGTATTCGATTATATTAATCTTACCTTTGCAGGTAGTCTCGAGGTAATCATAATTTGTCTATGATTTTAGCGAATATTTCCTCGTCTTTTTCAACAACGATAAATTTTCTGCCCAACTTTCTAGCAGCAAACGCGGTAGCGCCAGAACCAGCAAAAGGATCGATCACATATTCACCTGGATCGGTGTGAACTTCAATTGGAATTTCTACGACTCGGGATGGTTTTTGCGTCGGGTGCAATTTCCCCTTGAATATCTCATTGATGTCCATCCACACGTTCGTACGTCTAAAAAATTCGCTCTTTGCTGGGTATTCTTTGTTATAACCCGCGTAACCTCGCTTGGTTTCTAAAAGAGGTATATTAAACTTGTAAGGCTTTTTGGGATTTCCCTTCGTGAAGTAGGCCAACTCTTCTCTAGTGAACAAATAATTATTTTGAACGCCATAAGCCCGTTTTTTTGACCAAGTTATCAAATTGGACATCTTAAAATTGTCGTCTTCGACTCGCGTTAGATATTTGATAAATGGCCTAAAATTGGGAAGACCAATGCCACCCCATACATAAAACGCGCCACCTTGAACTAATACTTGTGACCAAAGACGTGTCCATTGAATCATATAATCGGCATATTCATCATCGGACATCTTTGTTCTATCCCAATGTTCCATAACGATGTTACCGTATGGCGGATCTGTTGCGATAAGAGGTACGCAAGTATCATTTCCCAAATAAGACTTGACCTCGTCTACCACTTCTTGCGACGTAGAGTCGCCGTTGATAGCGAGGCCATCCTTGAATTCAACTTTCTTCATGCATGCTATATTACATAACTTGCGCAGCAATTAAACAGCCGCGTGCAACTGCATGCAGGGGATCTGCTGCATGACGAACTTCTTTTACTGGTAGCGGGAAACTATTTTCTTCCAACTTTTTTGCAAAAAGATCGACGAATCCTTTAGCCTTTGATGTTCCGCCTGCTACGACAACGGGTAGCGCATCTTTGAATTTTGGAATTGACTTATGACCTTCCATCGCTGAAGCCAATTGCTTTGTCGTATAATCGATAAGACGATCATAATATATCGCAACGGCTGATAAAACCTGATTATCATTTGGTTGTCCAACTATAAAATCACCTTGCTCTTTTTCAGCTTGAACGATTGAATCTGTCTCACCGGTCGCTACGGCCGCCATGCGATCGACCCAATCTCCTGATTTTGTAGTAGAAAATTTAACTACTGGTTCGCCATTTAGCATGACGCAAACGTTCACCATACCGGCACCCCAAGATAGTGCAACTCCCGTATAATCATCGTTTTCTAACTCTGAATAACAAAGAGCCTCGGCCTCGTTGATGGCTCGAGCAGAATAACCAACTTCGGTTAAAAGCTTAACAATTACATCTTCGTGATAAGAAACATCAAAATCTTCATCTTCTTGATCAATTGGTTGCGCCGGTACACAGAAGACCAGTTTCTCTTCTGGCTCGGATGGTTTGCCCGCAACTTCCTTTAGAATATATGTTAGAATTCGACGAGCGTCTTTCTCTTTCGAGGAAACGACGCCTTTATGCATAGGACGTTTTGCAGAGTCATTTCTTTCAACAGCTTTTTCTATAGCATCTTTACCTAAAATAATAAAAGACCCATCGGCGTCTTTAACGAAAGTTTTTCCCGCTAAGCCCTTTTCAATCATTTTTGTTGCGATGGGAGTTGATGGTTTAATAACATAAAACGCATCTCTAAAATCCTTGTATGCTACTTTATTTTTTGAACCTTCTTCTGCTAATACGATAAATGATGTTCCAACGTCTAAACCTTTAGCCATAAAATTCTCCTGGGCTTCAATTATACTATTTTTTCTTAAGCATCGCTAATTTGGATGCTGCCGCAGCAACGTCATCGTCAACTATCGTTTGTGAACCTAATTCTTTACCTTTTTTCTCAAGCGAATTTGTCGAAATCGCTGTCACAAACTTTTTTTCATCAATTTCTATTTTTTTTCTTGATTTTTGTTGGGGTTTAAAAAAAGAATCTTTCGCATCGATCGATTCATAATGATTAGAACCTGTAGTAATCTTTCCTAGGATAAATCCCAAAATAAATGCAGTTCCATATAAAAGCACGTTTATTGTGATAATCATAGGGTCGATTGTTGCCATGGCGTAAGATAATTTATGTATGTATAATAATTAATAACATGAAAAATGTTCTAGACAGAGTCCTTTATGAAATGTTCGGAGATCCCATCGAGCCGGTATTCGGTACCAAAATTGGGGATGTAAAAGGAATTTCCGACGTAGGCGCTGTCGGTGTAAGAGACGTACAGTCAGAAGATGTGATGGTCTGCCCCGCATGTGGAGAAATGCCCATCGACGGTTCTTGTAATTGTGACCATAGTTCTGGCGACGATGAAGGTACGATTTGTCCTGGTTGCAATATGATGGTTGTCGGAGGACAGTGTGGTTGCACGCATGACGACGTGTGTCCAAGTTGTCAAATGATGCCGACGCAGATCGATTCACCGTGCGGGTGTGGATTGAACGAAGCTTCAGAAGGTATGTGTCGTGAGTGTGGTATGACTGAAGGCATGTGTCAATGTGGTATGAATGAAAAAGAAGAAAAGGGTCCTTCTAAGGAAACTTTAAAGAAAATTTTTAAAGGCGACAAAACCTTCGATGATAAGGTTGATACAGCTAAAGCGATGAAAGGCATCGACGACCCTAAAGCTTTTGCTGCGTGGGCGACCAAAAAAATAACGGGTAAATATCCGCGCGAAGATTGATTAAAAAAATCAATTTAATTAATATAGTTTACCATGCGGTCCATTTTCTCTGACTCCCTGAGGAGTCACTGTAACAAATTTGGCCTTAGATCTTAATTCCCTAATCGTTCTTGCGCCTGAATATGAAACGCCAGATCGAATACCTTCCAATAGATCTACTAATGTGTTATAAACTGCGCCTTTATATGGAATAACCGTTGATTCTCCTTCAACCACAGACACTCGCCCGCGCCATTTGAGCTGTGCCTCTCTAGAAGCCATGCCTCTAAATTTTTTGAATAGATTAATTCCATAAGGTTTTTCCTTATACGCGAAACCCTTACCATCTATTAGGTCGCCGGGCGATTCATCGTGTCCTGCAAGAATAGATCCTAACATGATCATATCAGCACCAGCTGCTAATGCTTTTACTGCATCTCCTGAATTTCTAATTCCACCATCTGCGACGATAAAAACATCACGATCTGATTTCGCACAATCCATCACCGATTGAAGTGTCGGAATTCCATGACCCGTACGAATTCGTGTTGAACACATCGAACCGCCTCCAACTCCCACGCGAATGGAGTTTGAACCCCAGTCTGCTAAATCGTTAAACGCCTCAAGCGTCGCGACGTTGCCAGTCATGATGTGAATTGAATCTCCGAACTTAAGACGCAATTCTTTCAACGCGTTTCTTACAGAAGCATGATGACCATGCGCAACATCAATACAAAACGCCCTACAACCAGCTTCAAAAAGTGCATGAGCTCTTTCTAAATAATCGCCCATTGCTCCAATAGCAACCATGGAGTTGAAATTAGCCATTACCGGCACGTCACAAGTTTTTGCTAATTCGATAAACTTAAGATAAGTTACACGTGCTTCGTCGATCGTACAGTATCTATGAAAAACTCCAAACCCGCCGATATCTACCAAAACTTTAGCTAATTCAGGACTCATCACAGTATCCATCGGAGATCCAACGATTGGACACGTCAAATTAAATAAAGTCTCATGTAATTTGGCGACTGGCGTATCGAATCCAGATACCGATAGATCTATGTTGGCTCTGGATTCAATTTCAGAATATTGTGGAACTAAAAGTACGTCGTCAAAACATAGTGTTCGATGCATAAAAACACCATATTCCAACGACGACTAAATTTATAAATTATATTTTTCTAATCGATGTAAACGAAAATTACATCGGTTTATTCTTTTCTTTGTGAGCTGCAATAGCGTCTGCTGGATCATATCGATGATCAAACCCACAGACTTTGCACTCTTCATAATCTGCTGCCCACGCGCCGGGACTTTCATCAGGCTCTTTTGTAGCGCCTTCAGCTTCTGATATAAAACCCCATTCGCCTCTCATCCACGCATTCATTTCTTCTTTTGTAATTTTATTATGTGCCTCTGATAGTCTCGTTTTAGTTTCTCCGATTCTATCTAGCTGTTTACCGTGTTCAACAGCATGTTGTTGACCTGTAATGTAACCATGGACTTGTTGAAGATTTTCATGCGCTACTGCAATATGATCTTGCGTCCAACCAGGAAGTTGATCTCCGTTTTCAATTATGTCGCAAAGATCATGGGCCATTTGCTTCATCGCATAAAGACGGGACTTGACCATTGATCCTTCATCGTCATGAGGATGATCGTGCTCGTGACCGTGCAGAAAACGTTCTGGGTCTGTGACGTCAGAAACGTCCATCGTATTCATATCATGAGTCTTCTCATCGCCAGCAACATATCCCCAATCGCCATTCTTCCAGGCTTCGACCTCTTCAGCTGTAATGCGAGTCATGGCCTCGTTGAGGTTCTTCTTGCTGTTAAGTTCAACTTCGATTGTTTCACGAATAAATTTCTTAAGTTGCATTGCCGTGATTTTCATAATTCACACTCCGCTTAAAGCATTCTTTAATTCTTCTTCATCGATCTTGTCGCCGGCAACGCGAGCTCCTTTTTCAAAAACCGCGATGTCAGGAGGCGAAGACTTACCAGTTTTCATGATCGTAGCGCCAGTCTCTTCTTCATCGTCAAAATCATCCGAATTAACGGACCATAATGGCTTTTTTATGACGCTGCTGACTTTGTCAGGAGAAAAATCAAACATTTGATTTCCGATAGTAATTTGGACCTTACCATCTTTGGCAACTATCTCTGGATCGGCTGCCTCGGTTAATCTAACTATTTCTTCTCTAATGACTCTGCGCAATTGTTGTAGCGTGATTTTCATATTTTTCCTCATGGTCTCTGTGGATATACACCTTCAACACGAATTATCGCCTTTAATCCGTTTAGATCTGGTATTGTTGGAAGACAGAATGTCCGTACGCCGTCTCCACCGAATCTATTCGTTAGAAGAGAAAATAAGGCTTGATTCTGTTGAATTTGTAACGTTGCACCATTGCAGAACATCCAGCCCCGTGGAGCAAAGTTTCCTGCGAAATACTCAATTGTTGCTAACAATGGATCCACGGTAATTCTCAAACTAAAGGCTTAGAAATTCTTTGCTTTAAGAGGTATACATGACCCTCATGTTTATCTTCAATTCCCGCTAATAGGTTGTCAAGACCATGCGTCATGAGACCGCATTCTTTGAGAGAATCGCAAAGATGCTTCATAACGGCCAGGAAATTCATTTCTGCCATTAGGGATTTTTTTGCTAAATCTGTCGATTGAGGTATCATTGTAGCAGTTCCCGAACCAGAAATTAATTTTAAAAGTTGCGAATGCTGAAGTTGAAGATCAACGTTCACAGTGCAACCAAGACCAATCGACTTTTCTGCGACAGCATCGATCTCATCTGCTAAATCGCCATAAAGTCTTTCAAACAACAGATGGTCTCCATAGTATGGATCGCCCATGCACGTCCAATGGTGATTCTGGTGAACAGCAGCTAAATACTTAAGATAAACTAGCACGACAGAAAGTTGTGGATATGGTACGCTAGACCATTCTGCGATCATATTGTCTGTTAAAACCTGGATGTTCGGTTCGACAGTCAACATCATTTCTAATGATTCGGAAAATCTTTTTTTCATCACTTTAACTCCAGGTAAAAATTAACCATACTAATATTTTCTGGATCTGGCGACCACTGTAACCTATAATGGGGTTTGTTTAATATTGATTCGCGAGTGTTCCAGGCATTTACATACGTATCAAGTGCACGTTCATCGACGTTTCTAAAAGAAGAACCAGGAATACGTGCAGAAATAGGATGCGTTACTCTTTCGTTACCTTCGCGCAACGTTTTATACGCGGGGTTCACGACGGTCGCGTGACGAACTAAAAATAGATTTTCGAAGTTTTTGATATATTCGCTGGTTGTATAACCTGCTGTGATCATTTGTTTTGCAGGATCTACAGACTCAGAAATAACAGGCATCGCTGTGGTGTCTTCTAAGCGCAACTTTTTGGCAAAAGAAGATAAGGAATTTTCTTCTAAAACAGCATCGGCTCTTTTTTCTAGTAGGTCATTGACGGCATCTAATAATTTTTGACGATCGACGTCGACGCCCATAGAAGCCACGCTATCGACATAACGATGAACAGTAGCTTCTTCCCATTGTTCTTCGATATTACGACCATACATGTTTAAGATTTTCAAAGCCATCGTGTCATACCAGGCGTCGGAGAGATCAGGATACTCATAGCCGAAAAACTCACCGATAGGTTCCATTCCATACATGTCAAATTCTTCATCATCAATTTCTGGATCTGGTACGCCTGCTTCTAACAATCGCTTATTCTTCGCGATGTCGCGGAGAGTATCGTCGTATGGAAAACGACGAACCATTTCGCTAACAAACTGCGAAGATAATCGGCGCGCAGTGGCAGCGCGTACGCCAGCGTCAGAATCTTTCATAAACACTTTCAAAAAAGATTCTGGAATAAGTCTCGCAACGAGTTTACGAACCTCAGGAGAATCAGAATCGACGAATTTAAGCAATAAAGCAGGACGAATTTTTTCGAATGGTCTATCCATCGCTTCAAGAATGTCTAGTCTTTCGTTGGCGCTTTCTGCCATGCGCTCTAGACCGCGCGATACAAGAATTGTGGGTCCAAGAGTTCTGACGATCTCGCTACGGAGAATATCAATATTTTTTTCTTTTTTCACAACGTTTTTTACCACTTTCTGTAGCTCGTTTAGCTTCAAGCTCATGAACAGACTCCTGATTGCTAAATATACAGCCACAACAGCTTTTTTCGCGAAATTTTATTATTCCGCTGCCGCGTTAGAATAAATGTCGGATGGATTTACAAAAATCGTCCAATCATTATGCCAATTATGATCGTCATTTAGATTCCAAAAATGAACGATACGAGGTTCGCTGGGCTGTTTTAATAATTTCATATTTGCTTCATGGGGCAATTTTGAACCCTTGTTTCTATTACAAATTTTACAACAAACGACGCAATTTTTCCACGTGGTTTTACCACCTTTGCATTTTGGTAAAACGTGGTCGATCGTAACGTTGTTCCAATTCAATTTTTTGTTACAGTATTGACAAGACCAATTATCTCTATTGTATAAAATTCTTTTTCTAAATCTAGCAACGGATGGATTAACATGCACCCTAAAATGCAATCTAATCGTTGCTGGAATCTGAAACGACTTAGAAACCGTCGTATAGTATTCATTCCAGACGCTCGGCGATTCGGCTAACGTAATAACTTCAGCTCTGCCTTTCATTAGCAATCGAAGCGCGCGCATCGAACTAATAAACTGTAGTGGAGACCAATCGGCGTTTAATAAAAGAACACGCGTCATAAAATAAATAAATTATCCTCAAAGTTTATTTTCTTTTTTCTTCACACGAATCACACAAAACCTTAATCCATCCACCACCACGCTTGTGGCCGACGCTTCCGCAGGCTTCACATGTTCGACCAGTTAATGATTCTGCAAACGATACCATACCTTCGATTACATCATCACCACCATAATAATAAAATCTTAATGAACCAAACTTTTCTTTTACTTGTGTAGCGATGACCTGTAGAGATTCCTTTTCTTCTTCCGACGAATCTTTGGATTTCCAGTCAATATAGTGTTGGATTTCATGACAAAGAACATCTATAACATTAAACCATCCGTCGTCACATTCGAAGCCCCACGCCATACAGGTATCCTGTATTGATCCGTATCTATTCTTAAAAATTTTTGGATATCTTTGACAGAGAAGCGCGTCTAATTCTGGACTCATGGCTTTATTCTATCAAAAAGATCGTTAAATTTACATTTTTGCGATCGCGCAAAAAAAAGGATCCGAAATTCGGATCCTTTAATTCGTCTACAAACTCTCTACTAGGGTGTAACAACAATTTTTCTCGGTGTATGTTCTTCTTTTTTTGGTAAAGTGATGCTTAAGAGTCCATCTTCTAACTTCGCAGTAATAGCTGCATCATCCACAGTGGACTTTAGCGTATAAGCGTAACTGAAATCCACACCATGTCTTGATTTCCCTGTAATTCTAAGCGTACGACCGTCAACTGCAACGTCGACCTCAGAAGGCTTTACGCCAGGTAATTCGATTTTGATGCCTTCCTCATCAATAGTGTCAGTTCGATGCCTCGTAAAACTGCGTTGATCATAATCGCTTAGTAATTTAAAAGGCTCAAAAAGATCAAACATGGGCGAACGCATTGTATCGTAATACCGTGTCAACATTATTTTTACTCCTCCTTGAATTAACGGTTGTTATTTACCGTTACATGATTATGATAATCATCGTTTCAAGAATTGAAACCCCCCTTAATTACTTTTTTTGCTTAATAACCATTTTCAATACGTTCTATATTAATTTGTCCTTTTTTTAGGTAAGCATCATAGAGTTCTTCCATCGAAATTCCGCTTAAAATTGCAATTTCAAAGAAATAATGGAGGGCATCAACAAGCTCTTCAACGTAGTGCTCTTTATCAAATTCATTTACGTCGGTAGCTCGATGATCTTTTGAATTTTTCAAAGCCTGATTAGCTTCGAAAAGTTCGTGCATACATTCATGCGTAATTCCTTTAAGAAGTTTTTGTCCCGACTTAGAAGTTGGATCAATTGGGAAACTAGGAAAATTCCTTTTTTCCTGTAACAATTTCATGAATGATTCTTGTTGGTTCCACATTAATCGTAATTTATCCATCAATAATCCTTAATGTCTGAAATTTTCATTATGACAATAACAGAAAATAATATCACAAATATTGCAACTTTAAGAGTCATCATCAATGATTAAACCCAGAATTGGTTCCTGAATTGCCTGACAAGGCTAGCTTTTCAGCATCTTCTAGATATTTTTTATGCATCTCTACAACTTGTTTTTCATATTGAGGACACAATGTGACCGTATCTGGTTCTTTGTCATCGACAACCAATCTAACTTGTCTCATTAGATCGGCGCCATCTACGCCAAGTAGAACTGCTTCCTGAAAAATTTGAATAAAACGCATCGCGACTGAATCTGAAATTTTATAGCTCATAACACCATTTTATTCCAACAAAAGATTTTGTATCAAGCCGTAGAAAATCAAAATTTACTTTGCGGTTATACATCTAAATAACAAAAAGCTCCAATCAAAAATTGGAGCAATGTTTAAACAATGTCAACGCGGATATAAAACTTGTTTCAGCGTCTCGGAATTATTCCTTTTAGTTCTAAACTAGCTTTAATCTTCTTAAAAATTGTTTTTTTATCTTGTTTGCAGTTTATCAACGTACATTCTTGTGGATTACTAGCTGCCCACTGAGCATAACCCATGCGCACCCTGTCTTGTAAATCCTGATCTTGCTCATAGACATCCTCAGCTTCATGAGGAAAAGACTGACCATACAAAATTATTGTGTGATCTGGACTTCTTAGTTTTTTAGATAAAGCAACAGTAAATTCTTCAGACACGCCTTCTGCAGAACCATATACTATCGTAGATAAACTCCAACGATCCATTACGATAATATCGTATTGTCTTTCCAAATCTGGCAAAACGAATAACTGAAAGATCTTTCTATTTAAAAACTGAAACCATTGGAATAATTTCGGATAGCTTTTTGCAAAGCCATTTCGAAGCATCCAGTATATGATTTTATAGGTTACTGCAGAACGAATAGGTACTTCTACAATTTTTGTTAAGCATCCGATGCTCATCAAATACTCACGAAGCATTGATGCTTGTGTGGCTTTTCCACACCTATCGGCGCCTTCGATAACAACTATTTTACTCATAAACACACCGTTTCTAATAATAACCTAGTAACGACGTATGGATCAACATTGGCACATGGACGTCGATCTTCTAAATATCCTTTATTGTCCATCGCAACGTGGAGTGGAATTCTAATAGATGCTCCTCTATCCGAAACACCATATCTAAATTCTTTATAAGAACACGTCTCGTGATTACCAGTTAGTCGCGATTCGATACCATATCCATAGTTTTCGATATGATAAAAATGACGATCCTTAAGTTTACCACAAGCTGCTACGATGTGATCCAATCCATTATTACCTCTCATTAATTCGGTTGAAAAATTAGTATGGGCGCCAGCGCCATTCAACTCCGCGACAGGTTTTGGATCTAACTTTACTGTGATTCCTTGTTTTTCGCCGAGTCTATACAAAATCCACCTAGCTAACAGCAAACTGTCCGATATTTCTAGAGGGTCGCTAGGCCCGATTTGAAACTCCCATTGTCCAGGCATTACTTCTGAATTAATTCCACAAATTGGTAATTTTGATTCAATACAGGCGATCAAATGATCTTCAACGAGGGACCTTCCAAAAATCTCATCAGAACCAACACCGCAATAAAATGGACCTTGATTGGGCGGATATCCTCCCGTCGGCCACCCGAAAGGTCTTCCGTCTTTGAACATTGTGTATTCTTGTTCGATTCCGAATAAGGGTTTTTGTAATTCGGTTTTTTCATAAACCTCTCTTAAACGCGCTCGAGTATTCGTTTTGTGAGGCGACCCATCGGAATTAAAAACTTCGCAAAGTACTAGAAAACACTTTGCATTCGAAATTGATCTAGTCGGGTCTATTACCGATTTTACGGGTTTAAGAACGCAATCTGATTTATCACCTGAGGCTTGACCCGTAGATGATCCATCAAATGTCCAATCTGGAAAATCTCCGTCAAAATTAGAAGAAGAAAAAATCTTTGTTTTACTACGCAATTTTTGCGTTGGCGTCGTACCATCTGACCAGATATATTCAGCGACTATTTTCATGATTTACTCCTATCAATCGAATGGATTACAAATTTTACCTTGATTTACGAAATCAAAAGCCTCTAGTGTATGCGTAAACGAATTGGTTTGAATCAATTGTTCTAACATTTTTTGGGCTATATCTCTAATTTCAATTTGCGCATGACTGGAATATCTTAATCTGAGAAAATGCGCGAATGATCTAAAGTTAAACATTATGTCTGCCGTAATTTGATTACCATATGGAAGATACAATCGCGCTGATTCCTTCGCTCTCTTGCGACTCATTCCTTTTTGTACTAATCTCTCAAGAGACGCATGATACTTTTGAAGACTAGACTCCAAATGTTCGATATAAAGTTCTTTTTCTTCAGAGTCCCAATCTACAGGAACGTAATACTTGTCTTCCTTAAGCTCTTTATATCTTGCTGATTCAGCATTAATCGAAATACCAATTCTATGCTTCAGCAGGTGAATATGAGAAGCAATGTCACTCGTCACGAGAAAATGAATAGAAGATTTTTCGAAAGGTGTTTCATGCCCATTTTGGGCAAGCATCTTTAAAAGCTGAGGAATTCTTGCTTTTTTATCTTCTGTTAAATCTCTAGATGTCGAAGTCCATGCCGATAATGCGTGACTTTCGTCGGATCCGTAATAACCAATTAATTCGACTTTATTAGGTTGAAAAGGCATGCCGCAATTGTAATACACACGGCTATAAATTTATCAAAATCAAGCGTTGTATATGAATGCCATCATGTGCTTTTCAATAACTTCTTTAATTTCTTTTTCCATCGCATCTAAAGAAGAATTAGCGCGGGCCAACAATTCTCTTTGCATGCGAGGATCATTGGCCTTTTGCTGAACATATCTAACAAGGTATCGTTTCATTTCTTCCGAACAATTAGACGCGGCGTTCAAAGTTACAAAATCAGGAATACCACGAGCATATTCTTCGCGAACTAATTTACGCAATTGACCTAATGTCAATTTCGAGATTACTTGTTGTTCGTTTTTTTTCATTCCATACCTGAATAAGAATTCGCTACAAGTTGTGCAATGAAAGCCGCGTATTTATCAAGCGCAAGTGCGATGTCTGAAGCACATTCCATTTGTGCATCAGTCATTGCGCCTTCGTCGAAATCAGCCAATCGATCGTACACATCGCCTGCATCTTCGCCAGCGCTCATTAGACCATGACCTTTTAACACGGTAGCGACGTGTTTCAATACCTCGTTGTCAAATTCTACGACGCAGGATTGCGCAGAATCATAAGAAACTTGCTCCAACGCTGAAGATATCGAGGCTTCTGAAAGATCTTGCTCAAGTTCAGTTGCGCCTTCAAAAAGCTGTCTTTCGTTCTGAATGGATGATCGTTTAAAAGCGTTTGCTGCCGCCCATCCTTCATTTAAAGAAGCTAATTCTTCTCGAATAATTTGTTCGATTCTATCTTGTTGAAGTTTCTTTAATTTCATATCGTGCTCCGCCATATAACTATTAGACTCAAGTCAAATTACGAGCATTTACTCCATCCACAAGACGCGCATGTAGCGCATCCTTCTTTATAGACGATTCCTTCAAGTCCGCACGACCCGCAGATCTTATCAGAGTTGGACTTGGTCCCATCTGGAATATAGCTCTTTAAGACTCTAGCAATCGCCTTTGAAAAAGACTGCAATCCGCTGTGCTTGTCTTTCTGCAACTGTTCGACGACATATTGAACAGGAACTCCATGGCGAAGAGCAAGAGAAAGTGTCCTCGTCATTGCTCCGTGGTTTGGATTGGCAAAAAGTTCGACAACATCCTTAAAGAGGAGGTGATCATCGTCGCCGATTGGAATCTGGAGATTATACGTCGCTACACCATCCTTCTTACCATTCTTGATAAGAGTGCCTGTCTTCGCCTTCTTTGGTACCTCGACGTGTTGAGATAGACCGCAGAAGATCTCGTAAGGTTTGTCATCCAACCGTCCGACCAACACCAAGTAGCTCTCGTTGTCACCACCTGCCCTCACGTTAATTCTGTGAATATCACAGGTTAATTCCTTAGGTCGCTTTGGCGCATGGCTTTCTACCATGGTCTCCGGCTGACCATCAAGGTCCACCTTCTTCTCTTCAGGCTTCGTCTCAGCCACGAGGACACCGGTTCGGCATCCATCACGGTAGATAGTGACACCCTTGCATCCAGTCTCCCAACCCTTCATGTAGATCTCCTTGACAACATCTACGGAAGTTGAATTAGGAATGTTTGTCGTGTTGGAGATAGAATGGCAGATCCACTTCTGGGCCGCGGCCTGAAGATCTACCTTGGCGACCCAATCGATCTCGTTGGCGGTTCCACCATGGTAAGGAGATTCTGCGACGTTCTCCTCGGTCTTGTGGTTGACCTCCATCCACTTCTTGAATGCATGGTGGTAGACCATGAATTCCTGCCACTTATCGCCGAGCGGGTCAACAAAGTCGACACGAACTGATGGATCATCACCGTTGACCTTCTTGCGGCGTTTGTAGAACAACATGAATGCCGGTTCGATACCGGATGTGGTCTGGGTAAGAACCGAGACAGATCCAGCGGGCGCGGTCGTAGTAAGAGCAATATTGCGACGGCCATGCTTCTTATAATCTCTAACGAGCTCAGGATTTGCTTCCAGGATTTGCTTAATAAAAGGATGCTCTGATTCAAGTTTGTGTGAAAAGACTGGGAATGCTCCTCGCTCCTCGGCCATCTTGATCGTTGACTTATAGGCAGAAAGTGCAAGCGTCTTATAAAGAGATTCTGTCATCTGAATGGATTGTTTTGACCCATAAACAAATCCCGCAGCAGCCAAAGCATCACCCAAAGCGGTAATTCCAAGACCGGTTCTACGACCGCCCAAAGCTGCTTCCTTAATTTTAATCCAAAGATTAAGTTCCGATTGTTTTACATCATCAGGCTCAGGATCTTTTTTAATCTTAGAAATAATCTTATCTACGGCTTCAATCTCGAGATCGATGAGGTCGTCCATAAGACGTTGAGCCTTGATGACGACGTCCTTGAATCTTTCATTGTCGTATGCAGCAGCTGAAGTAAATGGATTCTTTACAAACTTATAAAGATTGACTAGAAGCAATCTGCACGAATCGTAAGGAGATAGAACAATCTCGCCACATGGATTCGTTGATGTTGACCCATATCCGACGCTGGCGTATGCCTCGGTTGGAGTACGACGCTTTACTGTATCCCAAAAAAGAAGACCGGGTTCAGCTGAGGCCCATGCAGCCTCGATGATTTCATGCCAAAGTTGCTTGGCATCAACCATTTGTTCGATAGAATGAGGAGCGTCTCGTTCTACTGGAAAACGAAGTTGAACTTGTCCCTCGTCCCTTACAGCTTGCATGAACTCATCCGTTAAACGAATCGAGATATTTGCACCGGTGACCTTCTTGAGGTCGCGCTTAATATTGACGAAGGTACGAATCTCTGGATGGTGAACATCGATCGTTAACATTAAAGCGCCACGACGACCGCCTTGGGCCACTTCACGACAAGTATTAGAGAATCTCTCCATGAAGACTCCAATACCGTCGGTGGTGCGGGCAGCGTTGGCAGTAACAATACCCTTTGGACGAATTGTAGAAACATCAAAACCGACGCCACCACGGCGTTTCATGATTTGGGCTTGCTCTTGATCCGCCTTTAAAATACCCGCATAGGAATCGAAAGGTGATTGGATTACGAAACAGTTTGATAGCGATTGATATTGAAAATCATTACCAATAGCAGACATTGGCGAACCTTGAGGAACTACAGGTCCGAATCCGCGAGACTCCTTAGCAAGTTCTTCAAGAGACATAACAGCGCGCTGAGAAGCATCAATATGCTCAACATCCGCGAGGAGGCAAAAAATTTCCTTTTCAGTCATTGGGTTCGGATACTTCGACTCGATTCGAGCGAATTCACGCGCCAGGCGACGATGCATATCTGATGGCGTAAGTTCTAACAACTCGCCCTTTGGGTTTCGAAGGGCATATTTGTCGCAAAATACGCTAGCGGCTAGCTCATCTCCGTTAAAATATTTTAATGATGCTGAAAAAGCTTCGTCTCTAGTAAATGTATTCATTTTTTCTCCAAACGGAAGGTTTTATAACTATAATTCAATGTCCTGCAGCTGTCGCTGAAATTGTGCTATCTTCGTGATGTTCTTTGCGATTACTCGAAAATTCGCTCTTCAATTCTCGCCATTTTGCACGGAGAGCTTGTTTTTGAGCCGCATCATCATCAAGCTTAGACTCCTCCATGGAACCGGCTTGACCAGCGATTTCAAATTTGCTTCTTGCTGTATCTATCTTTATTGGGAAGACAAGACCATCTCTACCAGCTCTATTTTTTGCAACGAAGAGTCGACCCCATCCAGTTGCCTTCTCATGCGACTTGCGAGAGATAGAGAGTACCACGTCAGCAACCATCGCCTTACCATACGCCTCTGACATATTGCTAAGATCGACAACATCGGCGCTAGAACCTTCCTTGTTCGACTGTGACGCCGTCCAAATCGGAATACCTTTTTCAGAAGCAAATCCTCTTAACTCTTCATAGATTAATTTGAGTTCATGTCGAAGTGAATCGAATTGTCGCGTTGATCGCATGATATCTGCGTAATCGATAACAATCAAATCAGGAACGAATCCTTTTACGTCCAATCGTTCGATGTGAGAACGCAAGGTATAAATCGACGCAGTATTTGTAGGAAATTCCTTGATGATAAGTCTACCAAGCTTCATGTCCTTATACTGAGTCAATACTTCGTCCTTACGATCGATAACTTGGTTAGATTCCATATCGCAAAGATTAGAATCATAGCGCACGCCGACTGCCGTTTCAGACAACTCGAACGTGTAATGCAAAACATTTTTGCCTTGTTTCAAGGCATTAGCGCCAAGCATGGTAAGAAAGTGGGACTTACCAACACCAGTCGCAGCAACAACGACACCAATCTCACCTGCGCCGAGACCGCCATTGAGAATCTCTTTACGATCTAATTCATCAAGACCTGTTGCAACACAGTTACGCTGTAGTCTAGTAAACCTAGCCTCAAAATCAGTAAAGAAGTCATGACCAAGAGCAGGTGCTGTTCCTACAAGAACTGCTTTCCTGATCGATTCTACGATAGATTCATACTTCTCGGCCTGCATTTGATCGACCGCATTTTCTAGCGCTGCCTTAAGTGCTTGCTTACGACAAAAATCAAGTGACTTATCCTTGACGAACTGAAGATCGCCTGGATCTGGATTGGCCTTCATTCGTTGAAGATATTCGATAATTTGATCGCGAAGGATGATGTCTGTACCTACCTTCAAGTCTTCCTTGATAATTGTCGCAAGAAGTTGAAGCGTTGGGAAAACCTTATATTTCTTCGCATACGTAAAATAGCGATCAGCAAGAAACTGAAGATATTTTAGCTCGAAATAAGATGAATCAAAAACTTCGAGCATCTGTTCTGCCCACTTCGAATCAGTCAGAAGTGCCTGACCAATTTTTTCTTGAAATGATTTTCCGTAAGTACCGAAAGTTACTTTGGTAGTTTTGTTTTCGTTTTCTAGCATTGTGATCTCTTAATTCTTTGAAGATCCAAGTCCTTCTATGCAATTAAAGGAATAAAAAAAGTTTTCTACGTCGAAATCGGTGACGCCTTCCTTTACGAGGGCTTTAATGAGACCAATCCTATTAATCTGAGGAACGAATGTATCGATCGCGTATTGTACCTTGGAAATCTGATCTGCAGAAAGCATGCTTCCATCAAGATGAACCAATCTCCAATTTCTTTTAAGGTCATGTTCATTCTCTAAAACGCGTCGATAAATAGTAGACTCGGACGAGTGTGCTTGACAAAAATCGATAATTTCTTGCAAAAGAATTTGTGAGTCCGACCCAAGTATTGGAAACTTCGTTGATGCCGTCTTGAACCCGATACCTTTGATGCCGGGGATATTATCGCCAGGATCGCCACACAATGCTTTTGCGAGAGCAAAATTATGCGTCTTAATTCTATATTCTTCAAATATATCTTCTTCTTTTAAAACAATTTTTTTGTGAAGCGAATACAAGTTAGTCGTTTTATTCAGAAGTTGATACATGTCCTTGTCAGAAGAGACGATTATTTTATTGTCGTTTCGATAAGGACCATTACAAAGATGGGCAACGATATCATCTCCTTCACAATCAGAAACATAAATCTGGCAAACAGGCGCAAATTTAAGCATTCCCAACAACGCTATCAATTGATGTTTTTTATTTTCTTCAGAATCAGGGATGTCTTCGCCATAAAAACGATTTAGTTTTTGCGCCTTTCGTCCTAACTTATACTCGGGGTAAAGTTTGCGGCGGCGGGCAGAACCGCCACCTTCCCAAGCTACACAAACTATTTTTGGTTGAATTTCCCTGAGTATTCTGCCCAAAGTCTTCATAAATCCAATACATCCTCCCATTTGATAGCCATGAGAAGACATGGTTGGATAGGCAGCCCATGATCTTAAAAAAAGATTGGCACCATCAACGATTAAAATAGGTCTATCTGTCATTCAAACCCCAGTACTGCCCAATCCACCTTCACCGCGTTGTGTCGAGGTCACCTCATCCACCTTATGAAAAACTGCTTGAAAAATAGGGAAAAATAAAAGTTGTGCAACCCTATCGCCTTTTTTAATAATAAACTCTTCGCCACTAGTATTGTGAAGAATGACCTTAATTTCACCTCGATAATCGGTATCTATGATTCCTGGGGCGTTAAGGACTTGAATTCCATTCTTCGCTGCGAGACCAGACCTCGAACATACCATCGCAGCAAAGCCCTTAGGAATTTCCAGTTTTATACCTGTACCAACGACAGTCCTCGATCCTGAAGGTAGAATAAATTCATCTGTAGATTTCAAATCACAGGCAGCTGAACCTGGGGTTTGATACTCGGGAATTAATTCGTCATCGAGAGAGACTACATTCACCCAAACGGGGTTCGTCAATTTATCTCGTGTTTTACTCATCGCTGCCTCCATCGTCAGACACATTGTCATCACCTTCTAATGGCGCGGCGGGACCTGTCGTCAGAGTCAAAGCCGAATCGATCACTTCCATGATGAAAGGTCCATGTAGATTGTCTCTCATTAGATTTCCGAATTCGTTCTTATAGAACTTCTTTTCTACCACAACTTCGCCAGTCTTTTCATCGACAACGTTCAATTCCTTCCAGGCACCTTCACCCGAAATATTGATGGTATGACCTTTTCTCTTTACTGGCCCATTTTCTTTGCAGTGCGTACGACATTCATCGAACAGATATTCATCCTCGACGATTCCTTTTCCAAAAATAATATCAAACTCTAATTTTCTAAATGGGGGAGCTACTTTGTTCTTTTTAATCGTAACGGTCGTGTGAATACCAATTGGCATGCCATTCTTGTCCTTGACTTGATTTCCGCTACCGAGACGGATTCGAACCGAAGAATGAAATGGAATAGCTCTACCACCCGGCGTAGTCAATGGATCACCATGCATCACCCCAATATTGTCTCTAATTTGATTGAGACAAAGTAGCGTCACATTATTTTGACCAATTACGCCCGTAATCTTGCGCATACCTTTAGAGATAGCTCTTGCCTGCAAACCGATAGAATTTTGTTCATACTCGCCATCCAACTCTGCTTTCGGCGAGGTTGCTGCGACCGAATCCCAAATGACCAAAATCGGTACGTTCTTATCAATAATTTGTTTAGCCTTAAGAATAGTCGATTCGATGATGGCAAAAACTTCTTCTGTGCAATGTGAATCACAATACACAAATCGCTTACGAACATCAATACCCATGTCAGCAAGCTTTTGAACGGGAGTGGCATTCTCGGTATCGATATAAACAACTAATCCACCCATGGACTGAGCAACAGCTGCCGCATGATATGCAAGGTGAGATTTACCCGACGATGGCAATCCAGAAATCTCAATAATGCGACCTTCGGGATAACCTCCACCGAGAGCATTTTTAATGGCGTAATTTAGTTGAATAGAGCCAGTGTCGATCCAACGCTTTACTACAGTGGGCGCATCCATCTCGGAAAGATTAAACGCTATTCTTGTTCCAAATTCCTTGTTGATAGAGGAAATAAGATCCTTCATCATGCTATCAACTTCGTTATTTTGTTTCTTGGATTGATTGTCTTCTGTCTTCGATTTTGCCATATCTGCTATTATCCCTATTATCTGTAGATAGTACAAACGCCGGAAACCAAATTGATTTCCGGCGCTTATATTTGAGTAGGTTAAATCACTCGTCGCCCATCAAATCGGCAAATGCGTCATCTAATGATTGCTTTTTAACTGGCATATCATCATCAGTCTTC